ACACCTGCAATAGTTTGTCCAAGTTGATTTGCAAATGCTATAAAATCACCTCCTAAAGTAAATGGAGCAGTTTTACCCCCTAGATACCCTCCGGCAACTCTTGTACCAGTTGAAGTTAAATCAACTGTAGTTAAATCATATTGTACATTATCACTAAAATTTGTATATGAAAACGCTGAAGATGGTGTGGCATTAATAAATAATCCCCATTCAAAATCTCCATTAGATATATTTAAAATATCTACTCCTGCAGGAACAATAACTGCATAAGGTCTTGATGCTCTAATTCTAATTGTTGCAATATTATAATAAGTATTTGCTGTAGGTAAATTTACACCTGCACTAACAGTTCCTGTTCCAATCATTTCTTCTAATCCTTGCGGAGAATACCCACCTTCAGAAATACAAGAAGAACATATTTGTTGTAATGTATAAGTACCCGCTGTTAATGTTCCAGCTCTTTCAATTTCATAACGAATTGGAAGATTGGCTGTTTGCATATAAACAGTTGTTAAACTATTAGCATTATAAAAAGTATGTGCTGTAATTAATTGACCATTAATAACAAATCCAACTCTAACAGATCCAACACCTAACCATTCAATATCTATAAATAATATATTTGACGTTGCTGCATCTAATGTAAATCCACTAAGACCTGTTCCATTTAACTTATCACCATTCCAACTAGATTGTGATATTTCAGTATCAACTGCGGCACCTGATGTATAAGTACGTCTTACTATTTTAAGTGTTGTTCCATCTGCTGTAAAAAATATTCCATTATTAGCATCAAATAATCCAACCTTTTGTTTTAAGTTTGCAGTCAAAGTATTCATTACAAATGTATTAAAAATAAGTAATGACTTACCAGGTTGATAAGACATAACTCTTTTAGATTGCCTTATTGTTTTAGATCCCGCTGCCTCCGTTACATTTAAATTAACTGTAGATTTATTAGCTGTATAAGTAACACTTCCACCATTTGCAGTTGATGGATCAAATAAACTATTCTGTGACATTATATTCTTACTGTCAAAGATTGTAAGCGGGTTTGATACTCTTAATCTTCCGAATGCATCAACATTATTACCACCGATTGTAATTAACTGACCATTACCAACATTTATATTTTCACAACTCATTAGCAGCCAAACCTCATGTTAAACCATGTAAATCTTTGTAACTCTTGTCTTAAATCTTCTTGGAAAGAAAAGTTTAATTGATCTTTTAATGTTTCTAATGCTTGTAGAATTTGTCTTTGATTTTCAGCAGAATATTCTTGACTTGGTTCTGGTATATACGTTGTAATTTTTGCCATTATCTTCTTCCATCAGGTTGAATATCTACTCTAAATAATCCATATCTCCAGTTTTCATCTGTTGAATCATTTTCTACTTTAATACTCATTAATCTATTTCTTGCTCTAGTATCTATCTTAGTTGTAGATGAAGTTACAGTGTATGGCCCCAACATCTGACTATTTTGTGTTTGAGAGGGATAACTTCTTAATAATAATGTTACTTTAGCATTTCCGGTAAGTATCTTAAAGTCTGGTATAAATCTATTTATCTTCATTAAAAACTGACCATCTCCCTCTATGTCTAAATCAAAGTCTCCAGATTCAATGTAAGCAGGAATAGCTGTTTTAACTCCAAGTGCACTTACATCATTAACACCTGTTTCATGTTCATAATATTCTGAAGATCCAAAAGTATTAGTTACACCATTGATAGTTGGAAATGTTGGAGTTGTTGTTGGTAAGTATTTTGTTGCATAAGGTTTATCAAATGTTTGAGCATCTGAATAAGTTGTTCTAGATAATGACATTGTAGTCCAAGTATTTTCAACAAAGTTATAAACTACTGATCTATTAATTTGAGATTCTCCCGCAGTTGGATAAAACCAAACTATTTCATTATATAAACTATTATGAGAACCGTAGATAATGTCTGCCGCATTATAATTTATACCTAAATTATCTCCTCCAGTTGTAAATACAAAATCTTCAACAAGAGAGGGTAATTGTTTAACAGTACCATCATAGACAAAGAATCCACCACCAAATCCCATCCAGAATACAGCACCTTGTGCAAAGACGATTGAATGTTGACCAATACATCCACAGTTTGTACCCACCTGTCTTATTGAAAAGACAAAGGGAGGTCCAACGAACTGCATCACATAAGCTGCTTGATCCGTTAAAATAAATATATAATCCTTACCTTGTACAGCTCCGACAATAAAATTCCCTGTATCTAGTCTAAATGTACCTGCTGTATTCGTTGCAGTGGGTGCCCAAGTATTAAAGTCTTCTTGATTTGAAAATCTTATAAACATTGGATCTTGAGTTGTTGTATCTCCAATTGTTGTCTCTGTTCCAAGTGCAATTAAATGTCTATCTCGATCCGATACAATAGTCATCGTGGAAGCTGTCGGGCAACCACTAATAACTGTTGCTCTAGTTTGTAATGCACCACCAACGGAAGGATTCCAAGAAAATGTTTTACCATTTTTAATTGTTGCAATTAATATTTGTCCAAAATTATCAAATGACCAGTTACCTGGTGAGAGTACTACAGTAGCTGAAGTACTTGCTACACCCCAAGCAACAGTACCCCAAGTAGATGTTCCCCAACCATAACCATATGTTTGAGCAACAGGTCCAATATTAGCATAAGGAGCAAAAGATAAACTTCCACCACCTGTAACACCTGTTCCAGTTTCAGCTGTTGTCATTGTAACTGTAAAAGTATTTGCTGTTGGAACTGTTTTTACTTCAAAAATATTCGTTGTAAAACTTGCTGACGTATAACCTGTTGTAGTTGGTCCTGGTGTTGTTGCTGCTGTAAATTTAATATAATCACCCACCTCAAGTCCATGTGCTACCTTATTAATAGTAACTGTTGTAGAGGATGTTATTGATGTGTAAGTTGCTGCAGTTAAAGTTGTATCAAGTGGAGTAATATCATAAAAAGCACCACTAAAATAAATAACTAATAATTTATTTGTTCCAATAGCTGCATATTTATTACCACTTAAATCTGTCCATGTGTGCTGGGCTCGGGCAACTCCAGCTAATTCTTTATTTAAAATCTCTTGCCATCCACCTATTTTTTCAGGATAACCATATCTAAATCTAACAAAATCACCATCAATCCACTGACCTTCTGCAGCAGTTGATGTGTCTTGTTTATTAAATCCAGCTTTTAATGGTATCTTTTTTAATGGCATAAGGTAGTACTATACATGATTATTTTATAAAAGCCAGAAAGCTTATATATCAGATACTTAACTACTTAAATAACTTTTTAATATACCCTTTAAAACCAGTATTTTCTTCAAAATATTGAATACACTCAGCTATAGTTTGTTGTCTTATATATTCATCTCTTATTTCTTGTGATGTAGGTTGAGGTAAATTTGAATCCCATCTGTCTATTATAAATTCGCCGGCAGAAGTTAAATCGTAGCTAGCGCCGGGTGCTAAAGACTTCATTACTGTATTAATTCCCCAAGCAAAACCATTTTCATTAGTGTATCGTTTTATAGTTGCTTCAATAGATAATTTTCTAACTGTCATAATATAAGTTCTGTTAAATTTTTATTATTACCAACAGTACCTTTTATAAAAACATTAAAAGCTAAACTAATTCTAGTGTTATCTCCTTGCTTAGTTTCTACCATGTGCGTTAATGAAGAAGGAAATAATATTACATCTCCAGTCTTTACAGAAAACCACCAAGATTCTGAATTCCACATATTCCATTCTTTTACTTCAGGTTTAATAGTTCTATATGTATCATTAAAGAATTTAATTTTATCATGTTCTTCATGGCAGTTAATATAAAAAACCCCAGATACTAATGAATTAGGGTGTGCGTGTTTATGATGATATTGATTTGTTTCAGTATAGTTTAACCAAGACTGCGTAATGTATGGTGTAATGTTATTAGCTGGTGAAATAACTTTATCAAAATAATCCTGTACCCTTAAATCTAATTCTTTTTTAATATTGACAAAAGGTTTTTCGTTAAGAATATAACTATTGTTTGATGTAATATTTCCATCATTTTTATAATGATCTTTTTTATTTTTATCTACAAATTTTAATTCTAATGGTGTTAATTTTCTATCTACTTTAGCTATGTATATTGGTGTTGGGAATATCCCATTTACTGTTGATTCGATCATTCTTTCTTAAATATAAACTAAATTATATATTTTGTAAATCCCAATTTTTTGTAGTTTCGTTCCAAGAATACTTATTGTCATCTATTGGCATAGCAACTGGTGCTTCCCAAAGACAAGTAGACTCATTTAATATCCAAGAGTTAAAAGGTTTAGGTGAAATAAAAGCATCTCTTGTTTCGTCATAAGTATAACCTATTCCTGCATGATTTTTTCTAAAAGGTGTTCCATTGTTATCGTGTACTCCACCATGTGTATTATAAGATGTTTGTTTCCATAATGGATAACCTGTTAATTTAGTTAAAAAATCAATTCCTATTGCTTCTTGTTCAATTCCATTTGAGTCATGTAAAACTTCATTAACCACTGAAAGAACTTCTATTACTTTATTATTTAATCCTATTTTTGCAAAACTAGCCATTATCCTGTGTAACTCCCACTTCCGTTAAATTGTAAAATTGTATTACTACCAGATGTTGTAACTGTTGGAGAACCTGTTGTTGTAG